GATATAGGCCCGTCCACAAAAATAATTCCAACACCATTGTTGTTTGATGACCCAGAAACGATTATCATATCTATAGATGATGATGTTATTTATAATGAAAATATGACACAAAAACTATTGAGTTTTAGTTACCGTTATCCAAATTGTTGTATAACAGGAACGACGGAAAAGTATTCATATGTAGACTATGAAAAAAAAACCTTTTATGCGGAAATGGTAGCGGGAGTAAGTGGAGTTTTATACAAATCCAAATTTATAAAAGATTTTCCAAAAAATAGAACAAATAGTTACCCCAAAAGTTGTTTTTTGTCCGACGACTTTGTAATTTCTAATTTTTTAAAAAAAAATAAAGTAAAGATAGTCTCTGCTTTTCCTACATTATTTGATACGTGCAAATATTTATTGCAATATGGTTTTGAATTGGATGCTTTGCATTTAGGTGCTGTAAAAAATAAAAGCTTTGATTTCTATGACTGTATCAATAAAAGTATCTATTTTGCAAATACTAAAAATTATATCAATTGTTCAAGTTATCTCAAAGAACAAAATGATTTGTTCATCACACATTTTCTTGAGGAAAATTGATTAAACTAGCAAATAAATTAAACACTATAAAACATCACTCTTTAATGAAGGAAATCAAAATATTAATAGCGGACAATAAATATTCCTCATGGGATTTTTATTGTCATGAAACGAACAAGACACTTTCCTTAGATGAGCACCCATTTTTGCGAAAAATAGATCCATCTATTCAAAAACTTTTTAGTCGCGATGTGTTTGTTTTTGAAAACGGTGAGGTTCGGGTAAAAAATTCCTACGTTAGATCAGCCGTTTACATGGCCGGAGTCCTGATGCTTGAAAACAACAAGACATTTGGTCGTACTGAAAACAAAAAACGCCTATTGTATAAGTGTATTCCCGACGATAAACACACTCCCGAGTTTTTGATTCCTTATGAAGTTAAACCCGGGTTCTCAAAACTACAGAAAAATAAATACGTGGTTTTCAAATTTGATGCCTGGACAAATAAACATCCCCTCGGATTATTAGTAGAAACAATCGGTGACGTTGATAATTTAGAAGTGTTTTATGAATATCAATTATACTGTAAGAGTCTGCACGTTAGTCTTACAGATTTCACCAACAGGACCAGACAGGAGTTGAATAAAAAAACAACAGATGAATACGTGGATCAAATATTAACAAATCCGGTTTTTAAAATACATGATCGTCGTGATCGTTATGTTTTTACGATTGATCCAAAAACTAGTACTGATTATGATGACGGATACGGTATTCAACGATTGGACAACGGTGAATATAAAGTTTCTATTTATATTGCTAATGTGTACGTCTGGTTAGAAACTTTGGGTCTTTGGGAATCCTTCAGTAAGAGAGTAGCCACTATTTATTTACCTGACCGTAGAAGACCGATGCTGCCAACAATTTTATCCGATACACTTTGTAGTCTACAACAGAACCAACCAAGATTTGCGTTTGTTATGGAGTTTATTATTGATTCGAAAGGACAACATCGCGATATAACCTATCAAAATGTTTTGATCAATGTAAGACGTAACTATTATTATGAAGAGCCAGAACTTCATAATGATAGCGACTATCTTTCTTTGTTAACACTTTCGAAAAGAGTAAATCACCACGTCTCTGATAGCCACGATGTGGTTGCTCATTGGATGGTTTTTATGAATTCCCAAACAGCAAACAAATTATATAAGGAATGTACTGGAGTTTTCCGTTCGGTCACCTATATTCAGCCCATATCCGAACCAACTCAGGACGGATTGGACGAAGAAACTATCCGCGTAATTCAGACTTGGAATAATACAATTGGACAATATGTGGCATTCGACGGAACGTCTACACCAAAACATGATTTTATAAAAACGGGATCGTATATTCATATTACCAGTCCAATTCGACGCCTGGTTGATTTGTTAAATCAAATAATTCTGTTTGACAAATCATCTTTGATCTTGAGAACAAGTGAAGATGCGACCACATTTTTAAACACCTGGTTATCTGAATTGGATTATTTAAACACATCAATGCGTTCTATTAGAAAAGTACAGACAGATTGTGCCATATTGGACAAGTGCTTTCATTGTCCAGATATTATGGAACGTGTGTATGACGGAATAGTATTTGATAAAATGATGCGGGACAATTTTATTTACAATTATATGGTATATTTAAAAGAACTAAAAATGTTGTGTCGTATTAATGTGACCACAGAACTAGATAATTTTACATCTCATAAATTTAGAATGTTTTTGTTTCAAAACGAAGAAAAAACAAAGAAAAAGGTACGTTTACAGTTATTGTGAAATCCTTTGTTTTAATCTGTAAAAATTGAAATCGCCATATAATTTTTTTCTACATCATCAGTGTCTTTTGATAATGCGTCTCTCGTTTTTGATTATGGTATTCTTTACTGCATTGCCGTGCGTGTTCATGGTATCTTATGTAAGCACAAAGCGTAGTATTGAGATGATTAAAAATCAGTCTTTAAAGAAAAATATGATTCTTCCTGTTTATAGTGATGAAATGGATTGGACGTCTGGTGAAGTGCCTTGGGATTTTAAAGATAATTCTACAAATATTTCTGTTCCTACAATTCCTATAATCCCTCCTCTCATGCCTGACAAGAACATGAACGTTATGTATAATATTCTTTATTTACTATAAAAAAATAATACTTACTAGAGTTTACATAAGACAAACGCTTATTTTTTATGGTAATCGTACATCCTCTGCGGCAAACAATTCCGACTCGGCTTTTTCCGAGTCCAAATCCGCAACGATCTTGTTGAAATCGTCGAACATTTGCTTCAAAAACTGGGGCGTGTACTTGTCGTTTCTTTCGTTCACGCGGCCCAAAAGAATCGTCACGTAATCGATCGACGAGTAGCCTTTTGCCAGAAACGCATTGTGAATTTTCATTACATTATTGTCTTCTGGAAAGTCAAAATCAGACTCGCTGCCAGATTCAGAGTCGGCATCATCGTCTTCCTCTCCCTCATAATCGCTGCCATCTTCATCGTCTCCCTCACCCTGTTGGGCGGGAATCTCTCGCAGAACTGCTCTGCAACAAGGACAGGTGTTGTTGTTGGCCAAAGATCTGCTCATGCAAACGAAGCAAAACTTGTGACCACATGGTGTGGTGCAGTTGTTGCTTGTTCCGATAGTCTCGAAACAGATGCAGCATTCAGTGCAGGATTCTACGAATTGCGCCATGGTTGGTAGGGTGATTGTTATAGAAGTTTATTAGAAAAAATGAATCAATTTTTAAAAATTCGAGAACTTTTTAGATTTTCGGTTTAAATATCGTCAATGTCGATCTGACCCTCTGCATTAATAATAAACTCTTCTATTGTTTCTAACGCGGCCTTGCTTTCTTCTTCGGTTTCATTGCTAAACTGAATATTAGAATTTTCGCATTGTTTTTCTCCATGGCTCAATTTCATAATCAGTAAATTTTTTATATCAATTTGAGGTTGACATTGCAACTGTATTATTTGGTTATCGTCGTATATGTACAAAATATCGCAGTTCTTTTTTTGGTCTTCCCATTCTCTTAGTCCTACTAAAACAATGGTGTTTACAATAATTGTATTTCGGTGTTTTTGTTTACCGCGAAACGCGCCGCGTATGTGACCTATCAATTTTGATCGGTCATTCAACGTGATTTCGCACATACCGTTTCCAAACATTTTTGTAACACAAGCGTAACGCTCCATTTCGTCAACGGCATAACGAAGTTTTTCATTCGTATTAGATGTAGGAATTGACGTTTTTCGCGCCAATCCCTTTGCTCCCTTTCCTCCTTTTGTGTTTTTTACCATGATTGTAGATTTTGTACATTCGGATAAACAGTTCTGTGCGAATCAATTTTTATGTTGCTTTTCCACAATTAATTTCTTACGTCATTATAAAATGACAAAAAGAGACGGAATGGAATTTGATTTTGATTTATTAGATATAGAAGGTGAAAACGTATTTGAGAATTTTAAATTAATATTTGGTAAAAAATTAAAAGAAAAGCAATTAAATTATGAATTGGTCGAAATTGAAGAAGATTCAAAAAAACGAGGCGGCGGAGTTATTTTAAAACATACGGCGAACACGTTCCCGTATTCTGTTTTTTCTAATACCATGGATGTGTTATTTAAGAAAGAAGAGGTTGTTACAAAAAAAAGAAGATTGTACGATGCTTTATTTAACGATTTGAAAGATACTCCTGAAGAAAAATATTCAAAATTTTTATTAGAAACAGCTGCTATCGAAAATGGATATTTTAAAGAACCGATGGACCAATTAAAAAACGGTTTAGAAAATACAGAGACTGAAAAATTAAAACCAGCTGGTTATAATATTGAGTCATTGCCAGTCGCCCAAATTGACGCTGAACAAAATGCTATAGATTTAAAGCAGACAAATGATGAATCGCCTCTAATTCCAAGTAAAGAAGAAATGAAATTTAACGTAGGTGATAAACAAGAAGGCAATACGGTCGAAACAGATAAGGCTTCCGAAGAAGAAGAAGATGATAGTATAGATGGTGTTGAAAACGGAAAAGGTCCGCTTAAAATAAAACGCGTCAAACTATATGTCGAAAGCGAACAAATATTGTTTGTAGAAAAATAAAAAAAATTTAGTTATACATTACAAAGTAATTTTTCTAGTTTTTGATTTTATTTATAAAGTTTATTACAGCCACGTCATCTTGTTGTTTGCCACATTGTATACACCAAGATGCTCATTAGAATCGCAATCAAAGACGTTGCCCGTAGAATCATCAATGAGGTACTTTTTCCCGTCAAAGATAAAATCGCGGACCTCCAGATCCTCCTCGTCTTCCTCTTCCGCAGCCGGAGGCGGAGGCGGAGGAGGGGCCACTGCCATAACGGCGCCCTTAGAATTAGAATTAGAATTTTTCCGAGTTTTTTTGGCGGGAACAGGGTTGGGGGAGGGAACAGGGTTGGGGGAGGGTACAGGGTTGGGGGAGGGTAGGGTAGAAGTGAGGGAGGAGAGTTCATTGATGAGGTCGTTTTGAGAGGATTTCTTGGAGCGAGGTTTCTTGGGCTCCTTGGGTGGCGCATCAGGATCGATGGGCTTCTTAACCCGAGGTTTCTTCTCCTTGGGAGGAAGAGCGGCCTTGTGGTGAGCTGCGACGATCTTTCTCATAGCCTTATTAGACTCCTTAGCGGAATCCAACCAAGCCTGATAAAAGGCCTTTTGCTCATCGACCTGAGCAAAGATGGCGAGACGCTCAAGAAGAGCCTTGGCCTCATCAGGATCGAGCATTCCGGCATCAGAAACCGACGAAACAAAGAAATAGCCAAATTGCATGAACTTGGCAAACTTGGCGGGAAGGGAAGGCTTCTTTTCCTTAACAGGAAGAACCTCAGGGGTGGAAAGAGTATCAATAGGCTGGGACATTGTGCAAGACCGTAGTCGGGGAGATTTGTAGGACTGACATAATGATAAAAAACAAATCAATTTTTCTGATAGTTTTGTGTAAAAGTTTCCGAACTTTCGGATTGAAGAAGTTTTCCGTTTTTGTAAAAATTCCTGACTATATTAACGGAAAAAACGGCCGCCGTAAAATGACCGATAAATGAATATCCCACTCATTTCCCGTTTCACAGTTTTGCCATAAACCATAATGATAATACTTAACAGTTTATTCGCAACATCAGACACTCATACAGTGAGGAGTAACTCTAGATTGTCGTGATTGTCAGGTTCTCAAAATAGAAGCATTATCAGGTTCTCAAAATAGAAGCATTATCAGGTTCTCAAAATAGAAGCATTATCAGGTTCTCAAAATTGACTCTATTTTGAGAACCAGTAATTCCGTTTATTAGATGCGGCTATGAATGGATGTCATACTATATTTTAATTACAGAAAGGGGTTATGCAATGATGTAATTTTATCAAACAATTTGGTAAATTTTGAGAACATTTTGATAGATTAAAGGGAAGTAGTCCATACCTTTTGTAAATAAATATTGCAAAAAGATCTCATCCAAACATCTCGCGCATCTCCGAGTAGGTCATATTTCTTCCCATCTTATCTACAAAATCCTTCTCTCCAGCCTTCATAATCTGAACAACATCCTCCACATTGATTGGTTTGCCTCTTAATTCGAGAACCTTTTTGGTTGCAGTATACTCGATGTTTTTTTTAAGAGATTCGAGAACATTCCCAGAGAGGTCCATTATAAATGTTCTCGAAAATAACATTTATATAGTTTCGTTATCTACAAAGAAAAACCATGTTTTGCTTTGCCTGGGTAAAGTTCTCGTTTTTGTGATTTCTTGATATCCTACTCAATTACTAATATCCCACTCATTTCCCGTTATCTATACAGAGAGGGCTATCGAGACTTTGAGGGAGAGGTGCTAGGAGAGTGGAGTAGGAGAGAAGGGGTTGGGGAGGGTTAGGGTCGTCGGGGACCTCAAAGAGGGAGTCTAAAAGGGAGAGTCTCCAAGAGGGAGCCTCAAAGAGGGAGTCTCAAAGCGGGAGTCTCAAAGAGGGCGACTCAACGAGGGAGACTCAACGG